AGAGATCGCGGTTTGGACTGGAGATACTGCTTCAGCAAACGGTAACTTAAACAAGTTCGATGGTTTCAACAAGTTAGTAGCTGCTGCTTCTGCTTCTGTAATCCACGCTAACACAACTACTTATTACGGTACTCCTTTAGCTGCTTCAGCTGGTATCACTACTGGTAACGTACTTGCTGTTATCGATTCAGTTTACAAGGCTTTACCTGCTGAGATCGTAGCTAAAGACGATACTGCTATTTTTGTAGGAATGGATGTATTCCGTACTTACACTATCGCATTAAAGAACGCGAACTTATTCGCTTACACTTTTGATGGAAAAGCAGATTCAGAGTTAATGCTTCCAGGTACTTCTATCAAAGTTATCGCAGTTCAAGGTTTGAACTCGACTTCTAAGATCTACGGAATGCGTATTTCTAACATGTTCTACGGTACTGACTTGTTAGATGAGCAAGAGCGTTTCGAATTGTTCTTCGCTAAAGAAGCTGATCAAGTTCGCTTCGTAGCTGAGTTCAAAGCAGGTGTGCAAATTGCATTCCCTTCTGAGGTGGTTGATTTCATCTTAGCTTAATTTCTTACCAATAAGTTCGGGGAGATTCCTTTGGATAGGACTCCCCTAATTTTAACCTTTTAAATTTAATATAATGGCTTGTGCATTAACTCAAGGGTATGCCCTAGATTGCAGAGATTCATTAGGCGGAATTACAGAAGTGTACTTCATCGAAAAGGGAAACGTAACTAGCACAACAGAAGCAAGCGGAGTAATTTCTGCTATTACTAAAGCAGCAGGTAAGGTATTCAGAAAATACGAATTAGTACCAGGTACTTCTTCTTTGACTGAAAACATTAACGCTAATGTGCAAAACGGAACCGTATTCTACGCTCAAGAATTGTCTATCATTCTGAACAAATTGCAGGCTAACACAAGAAACGAAATTCTTTTGCTAGCTCAGAATACTTTAGTCGCTGTCGTAGGCGATAACAATGGAAAGTACTGGTATCTTGGAAAAGTCTCTGGCATTAATATGTCGGCTGGTAACGGTGCAACCGGTACGGCTAATGGAGATCGCTCTGGATATACATTAACTTTCTCAGCTTCAGAGAAACAATTATCTCCAGAAGTAGCAAGCGGTATTATTGCAGGCTTAATCGCTTAATAAGATAGTCGTTTGGTTAGACGAGGGGGAGGGCGAAAGTCCTCTCCTTTTTTTTGTATTATAAATATAATCTTCTTTGCTATTTATTGTAGATGATTCACTTGACTAAAGGAACTACGACTAAAATAGTATTGACGCTAAAGGAAAAGCAAACCCTTTCAGCGCCTAATTATCTATTCTACTTTACGTCTAGAGCAACTGATAAGACTAAAGCCTTTGTGCTTTTAAATAATACGGACCTATCTAATTATAAGGACCGGTTTAACGCTTTTAATATCGTTACTAATAGCTATTTTGCTAATTACGAAAGCGGAGAATATACTTATGCTATCTATGAGCAGACTTCAAGCTCTAATTTAATCCCTGCAAACGCTACAACCTTGCTAGAATTGGGGCAAATGTCGCTTAAAAATGCGACAGAATTTGAATTTACAACTTACAACCAGACGAATAATACCTTTATAGTACGCGATATATGAGCAATACGACGAACTTCCTAAATGTGCTGACCTTTGCGGAGGCTAGACAACCAGAATATACAGAGAAAAAAGGCGAGAATGGGGGATATATTCAGTTTGGTAGGAAAAACGATTACCCGAATTATCTGGTAGAGTTATTTAGCAAGTCTGCTAAGCATAACGCGATTATAAAAAGCAAGGTAAACTACATTACTGGAAACGGATTTAAGCCTATTGAGGAGTCTGATATTACAGCTCAGGAGTTTATCGACAAGCCAAACCCTTTTGAGTCATTAAATGACATCCTAAAAAAGGTATCGACAGACGTAGAATTATTCGGAGGTGCTTATCTTCAAGTTATCTGGGCCCAAACTGGTGGCCAGGTGGCTGAGGTTTATCACTTGGACTATACAAAGGTCCGCACAAATGAAGATAATACGCAGTTCTGGTATTCAGAGAACTGGCAAGACAATAAATACAAGCGCGATATTTATAACGCATTTAATGATAAGCTACCGGTAGGTACTCAGATCCTTTACCTTAAAGAATATCGTCCGAATCTTTCGGCTTACTCTTTGCCTGGTTACTTAGGAGCTTTGAATTATATCGAGTCAGACATCGAAGTCTCTAAGCACGTTCTTGGAAACGCTCAGACTGGCTTCAGTGCTTCTAAATTAATCACGCTACCTAACGGAGAGCCACAAGATGAAGAGAAGCGCCAGGTAGAACGTAAATTCACTGACAGATTCTCAGGATCCGACGGCAAGAAGTTCATTTTATCCTTTGTAAACGATGCTTCACGCAAGCCGATCATTGAGGACCTAGGAGCTTCTGATATTACAAAGGAGGACTTTGCTAATGTCGATAAGATAATAGAAAAGAACGTATACGCTGGACATCAGATTACATCTCCAGATTTATTCGGTATCGCGACGCCTGGTCAATTAGGATCACGCCAGCAAATGCGCGATTCTTATGAGATTTTTAAAAATACCTACGTCAATGATAAGCAAATATATCAGGAACAAGTATTCAGTTTACTTGCCAAACTACGCGGTGCTGTCGATGGGCTACAAATAATTCCAGTCGAGCCGATTGGCATGGAGTTCTCTGAAGCTACAATCGCGCAGAACTTAACTAAAGACGAGATCCGCGAGAAACTTGGAGCGCCTAAATTAGAGCCTAAGACTTCTGGAACTTCTCAGGATGTTATCGACGCGATTAATAGTCTTTCTCCATTGGTGGCGACTAAGGTGCTAGAGTCCATGAGCAAAATTGAGCTTAGGGCTTTGGTAGGCTTACAAGAAGAGCAAGGAGGCGGAACGCTACAAGACGTCGCTCCTTCTGCCATCAATTTAAGATTTACTGAAGATGAAGTAATTAATATCTTCAATGAGTTCGGAGAGAATAAAGATAGTTACTCCATATTTCGCACAAGAGACACGTTCTCATCCTTACCTAATGACTTAGAGGAGGCGATGAATTTAGACTTTGCTACGCAGTTATTAACTTCCTTAGAAGCAAGCGTTTTAGACTTAATTCAGAAGGATAAAAGAATCTCTTCAGAAGTAATCTCTGGAACTATTAAGACTGATCTTACTATTATTAATAAGATCATGGACTCCTTAGAGGAGCGAGGATTAATAAAGTCGACTAATGTACGCGGAAATGTTGAAAGAGTTTTAACTTCTCCTTTATCTGAGATAACTGACACGAAGCCAACAAGTAGAAATTTCATGGTTAGATATTCTTACGAGTGGAAATCTTCTATTCCTTCAGGTAAAAGAAACAGCGCATCTAGTCCAAGCCGTCCATTCTGTGCGCGCTTGATGCAATTAGATAAGCTTTACTCAAGAGCAGAAATAGAAGCCATTAGCTTGCGTCTAGGATATTCAGTCTTTGATCGTCGCGGTGGATGGTGGACGATGCCAGATGGCAAACATTCGCCTTCTTGCCGACACGTCTGGGCTTCTCAGGTAGTAATTAAAAAAGGATAAGACATGAAAAATATCTGCTTTATAAATGTAAATACAATCAAGGAAAGATCTGCTCTTCATACCAATGTAGATGACAAATTAATCCTTCCAGAAATTCTCACGGCCCAGGACATGTATTTACTTCCTGCTTTGGGTACGGCTTTATACAATCGCCTACAGACTGGAATCGAATCTGCTAATTTAACAGCGGATGAGATAGACTTACTTGATAATTTTATCACGAATCCTTTAGTCTACTTCACGCTTTCAGAGCTTCCGGTGGGATTGTCATATCAATTCTATAATAAGGGCTTAGTTCGCAAGACTAGCGATAACACAGACCAGCCTAATATGCAGGATCTTATCGATGTGGCATCAAGATATAGAACGCGCGCAGAGTTTTATACTCAGCGATTAATCAAGCATTTAAAGCAAGTATCTTCGACTAGCGACAAGTTCCAGGAGTATGTTAATTACGGCACTGGGGTAGATATTGTAAAGCCAGAGCGTGACGCTTACCAGGCTTCTATCTATCTAGGCGATAATTACGATTATACGACTATGACTTTCGAAGAAAGATACCAAGGAGAAAACGGAATCTGTTAAATAACAAGGCCATGCCGAAAGCTTATAGCACAAAAAACATTAAAAAATTAGAAGTATATCTAGCGACTCAACAAAATGGCAATCAAGCAACTGACATTAAATCAAACGATAAAGGTAATAAGTGACATTGCCTCCTCTCATGAGCAGATTAACACTGTTTTCTTTGGGGATGTTTGGGAGTTTTTAGCGCAGACAGATAACACTTACCCGGCGATGTTCTACTCGCTTACCGGATCTTCTATCGCAGCCAAGGAGCTGACTATGAATTTCTCCTTATTCTTTCTAGATCGTCAATTACAAGATGAGTCTAATGAGAATGACGTGTTATCAGATCAGCTTTTAATCGCTCAAGATATAGTCTCAATGCTTAGATACCCTAAATTTGACTGGGAGATAGGCGATAACGTTACACTTGAATTTTTTACTGAAAACGAGAAGGACTACTTAGCTGGAGTAAAGGCAGATATTACCCTGGCTTTCCCTATGTTATCTGATCGCTGTCAAGTACCTACAAATTTTTCTTATCCTAACTAATGGCAAATAAAAAAGTAAGTCAATTAACCAGTAAGCCTTCCGTATTAGTAACGGATTTATTCCCTATTGCGGATCCTACGACTGGGCAGTTATTCAAGACTACAATCTCAGCTCTGGGAACGGCTATCGGTTCGGGGGTTTCCTCTGTTAATACCTTGGTAGGCGCAGTGGTTCTAGATACGGATGACATCCAGGAGCTAGCTAGTCCGACAAATAGATGGTACACAGACACAAGATCAAGAGCGGCTCTTTCTGCCTCCTCTCCTTTGGTTTATAACTCAGGTACTGGGGCTTTCTCTATTCCTGCCGCGACTACTTCCGTAAACGGTTATTTAACTTCTACGGATTGGACTACATTCAACGCTAAACAAGCGGCTCTTTCTGGAACTGGATTTGTTAAAATTTCAGGAACTACAATAAGCTACGATAATAGCACTTATTTAACTACAAGCGCCGCGGCTTCAACTTACCTGGCTTTAGCTGGTGGGACTTTGACTGGAGCTTTGAATGGAACTAGCGCAAACTTTAGCGGAGATCTTACTTTAACTGGAACGAATCCAAGAATCTACCTTACTGACTCAGATAATAATCCAGACTATTTTATCTCTAACACAGATGGAACCTTTACCGTTTACGATGTAACAAATTCGACTTCTAGATTTACAATAGGTACAACTGGAAACGGAACTTTCGGAGGTAATTTAACGGTAGGGCAAATCATTCGCTCAGGCGGAACTTCTAGCCAATTTTTAAAAGCGGATGGCTCGGTAGATTCTAGCACTTATGTAAAAGGCTCTGGAACTGCAACTTATTTAGCTTCTTGGACTGCTACTGCAAATACTTTAACAGATAGTTTTATTTCTTTTGCTAGTAATATAACCAGCGTAGAAGGGATGGGATTATCTAGCCTTAATGGAATAGAGATAAATGGTAATTATGGAGGTGGAGCTGGTGGTCTTAAAATTAAGTCATACGATGAAACTACTGGAAAAGCATACATAAACTTTATAAATGATGGAGGTGTATTTCGTTTAGGAATTGAAGGCTCAACTGGTGGCGGAATCCTTCCAGGTTCAACTGCTTATGCAACTATTTTAACAAGTGGCTTAACTGCAAAGAATTTAGAGTTCGGAACTAATAACGCTAAGAGATTAACGCTAGACGGAACGACTGGAGCGGCTACGTTTACAAGTACAATTTCCGCAACTGGCGCAACACTTACTGGAGCTTTAAGCGGTACAAGTGCTACGTTTAGTGGTCAATTACATATACCAAATAATTCCACAGGTACTTTAGGTGGATTGTATTTTGATTATAATGCTAATGCTGCGTCAAGAACTTGGCAAATAGTTAGCGATTACGATGCTTATGGGGATTTTCAAATTAGACAATCTACAACGCAAACGGGTAGTACATATTCAAAAATTTTAGGATTTAGTCCCACAGGCGCAGCCACTTTTTCGAGTAGTGTTACAAGTGAAGGATTATTCAAATCAAATCAAGGTATTTTTCAAGTATTTGCAGCGGGAACTTTTAGGGGTGGTTTATATAATTACGCTTCAGCAAGTGGTAGTGGTACAGACTATTCAGTTACATTAAATAGTGAGACAAATTTATATTTTACTACGGCTGGTTCTGCTACTCAAAAAATGACTATCACTTCCGCAGGCTCAGTAGGCATCGGAACGACGGCGCCAAGTAGCTACGGAAATTTAACCGTAGTAATGCCTAATAATTCCAACGGAACTGGTTTAGTTATTAAAGCAATTAATGACGGAGGTACTGCTTCGCAACCAGCTTTAACTTTCTTAAACGGTAGTAGCGCAATTATCTCTCAAATTATTGCAGATAATGGAACTGGATTTATGGCTTTCAATATGGGAGCTACCGAACGTATGCGGATTACTACAGCTGGAGCTTTATTAGTCGGTGCTACTTCTATTTTTGCAAGTGGATTAGTTTGTTCAGATGGAGGCACTACTTATACGCCATTTGCTGCAAGAGTAGGTACTACTTCAAATGCTGGTCAAATGTATTTCTTAAATCCTAATGGAATTGTTGGCTCTATTACTACAAATGGCTCAGTAACTTCATTTAATATAACTTCAGATTATAGATTAAAAGAAGATTTAAAACCTATTAAAGGTCTTGAAATTGTAAACAAGATTAAGGTTTACGACTACAAATGGAAGTCAGACGATAGCCGAATGGATGGAGTTTTAGCTCACGAGCTTGTTGAGGTTTTACCTTATGCGGTAACTGGTGTAAAAGATGGCGAGCAAATGCAAAGCGTAGACTATTCTAAAATCGTACCCGTAATGGTACAAGCAATAAAGGATTTAAAGCAAGAGTTAGACTCACTAAAAAACAAATAATATGGCATTCTCATTTTTAATCAGTCAGTTAGATAGTATCCCTTCCCTTGACGGAATGGACAAAGTAATTTCTACAATTCATTGGAGAGCGCAGAAGCAATACGAAGAAGATGTCGTACACTTTACGGCAGATACGTATGGCGCAGTAAGTCTTGCAGCACCTCACGAGGCTAGTTTTACACCATATAATGAAATTACTGAAGCTATGGTAATATCTTGGCTAGAATCCTCTTTAGACTGCGAGGCAATCGAGGCGAATTTGGATGCACAGATTGAAAACTTTTTGAATCCTCCGATTGTAGCTTATGCGTTACCTTGGAATCAATTTGAAAACATTTAGCATTTTTGCTATCTATTTAAAGTTATAACCAAACAAATAATTAGTATGAAATTAGATTTCAATTTTGATCTATTAGGTTTAGATCAGCAACCTATCGAGGGTGCAAACGCAGGTAAATTATTAGCTAACGCTTTAGCCCAGGGATCAAAAGGCGATGCCCTAAAGTTCTGGGATTGGGCAGTTAGTTTAAACAAAGGAGAGGTTCTTGATTTAGACTCAAGCGATCAAGAAACAATCAAGAATTTTATCAAAGATTCTGAAGGGTTTACAATCCTTGCAAAGGCTCAATTATTACAAGTTTTAAAAAAGGATTAAATGGATTTGAATGACATTCTTGGGCAATCTGTGACGGGTGCTATCGCGGCCTTCATTGGATGGCTGGTAGGTAGACGAAAAGAGCAGGCTGAGATTACAACTACAGAGCTTGATCAAACTACCAAAGCAATAGAAATCTGGCGACAGATGGCTCAAGAAATGTCAGACAAAGTCAAGGACCTAAGCGATAAGATAGACATCTTAACGGCTGAAGTTCACTCATTAAAGTCCGAAAATTCAAACCTTAGAATTAAACTTGGAATCAATGACGAAAGTCCTACACCTAAGCCAAAAAGGTCTCGATCTGATAAAACAGTTTGAGGGCCTTAAACTAAAGCCTTACCTTTGCCCTGCTTCAATTTGTACAATCGGCTACGGAAATACCTATTATCCAGATGGAACAAAGGTAAAACTTACAGATCCTGCAATCACTGCCCAGAAAGCTGAAGAGCTGCTTAAATTCCTGGTGCAATCCTATGAGAAAGGCGTCGATTCTTTCTGCCGGGATGACATTAATCAAAATCAATTTGACGCGCTTACCTCCTTCGCCTACAATGTAGGGGTAGGGAACTTGCAAAAGTCTACACTAATCAAAAAAGTCAATCTTAATCCTAACGATCCTGCAATCCGCATCGAGTTTATGAAGTGGAATAAGGGGGCTGGAAAGGTTTTGGCTGGATTAACACGCAGACGCCAGGCAGAGGCGGACTTATACTTCTCTTAATCATGCAGAAATTCATCATTCTTTTGGCTTGTATTGCGTTTATATCCTGCAAGCCTAGTAAATCTATTACTGAATACAAAGAAGTCCTTAGAATCGATACGATTAAAAGCGAGAAGATAGTCGAGAAGTTCAGAGCTGTCCATGATACGCTTACTATTCAGAATCCTTGCGACTCTTCTGGGTTACTATCTACATTTTATTCTAGATTAATCCTTCCTAATGGATCAGTAACAATCAAGTCAGACAAAGGTCAGATCAAAGCCACTATCGACATCGACTCGATGCGCCAGGAGATAGAGAATAACTATCGAAACTCGCAGGTTAAATGGATAGAATACAGAGACAAAGAAGTTATTAAGTACCGGATCCCTACCTGGGTTATTATCTTACTATTTGCGGAGGCAGTTATGCTTATCGCTTACTTGTTTTTTAAATTAGTATTAAGATAATGTACGAAATAGACATCGAAGCTATCGAGCCTAAAAGAAATCCGACAACAGATACACTAGATAAGATGCTAGAGGTCATGGAGTCTATCGATCATATCGATGACGTCGGCTTTGTGCTTCGCATGAAGCTTGTTAATAATATAGAGTTTTTAGTGGATCAATTAATGGAAGAATATGAGCAAAGAAAACGCTAAGGCGGAGGCTATACGGAAGCATTTTTATTCTACCAATTTAACCAGGGTAGACTTTGAGCGCGAGAATTATTCAAGTTACGGATTCGAAACACAAGCAAACTTTCATCGTCATCTAACCAGGTGCGAGATCACGGTAAATAAAAGATCAGAATACTTTAAGCAGACAAGGCCACAAGCGAAGCTCGAATCATTTAACCTTGACGAATTAGATAGCTTTGGTATTGAGCCAGGGATCGGTAAGGAGTATACCAGTGCGCGCCTTCCAGATCATTTAAAAAAGATTGGAATACTATCTGACATTCACGTTCCCTTTCATTCATTAGAAGCGCTTACCTGCGCTATTAAGTATCTAAGAGAGCAGCAGATCGACTGCTTGTATCTAAACGGAGACACATTCGATTTTTACTCAATATCAAGACACGAAAAAGAAAAGGATCTTAGAGACTTTCCTCGCGAGATAGAGATGGCTAGAAACTTTCTTCAGAAGCTCCGCGATATATTTCCCACGATCCCGATCTACTTCAAGGCAGGAAACCACGAGAACAGATTTCAGCGCTACCTATTTAGCCAGGCTGAAGAGTTCGCTGGCCTCCACGAATTGCAGTTTGATAAGTTCTTCCGTATGGATCACTTAAAAATAGAGTGGGTAGAGGACTGGCAAGGCATGGAGATGGGCGATTTATTAGTCTGCCATGGCCATGAGATCATGGCAGGTGGGATGAATCCTTCCCAGACTACATTCAATAAGACTTTCTGTAATACATTAATAGGTCACGTCCACAGAACGACAAGCACAATCAAGAAGAATGGCTTTAAGAAGTTCATCCATTCCTATTCTACCGGCTGTTTGACTCACTTATCGCCTAAGTATTATCCATTTGCACAGCATAATCATGGGTTCGCCTTGGTAGAAATAACAGACGGATTATCAAAAGTTACTAACATCATGATAAAAGATGGAAAAATAGTGTAATTTTGTTTGAGTGTTTTTCATAATTATAGGTTTAGATGTGAATACGAAAGCCCCGGGATCTTGTCTCTGGGCTTTTTTGTTTATTATATTAAACAGATTTTACATT